TAGTGTATCTATTAACATAGTGCCTCTTAAACTTTTTTCAATACGTATACGTGAATCCATATAACTAAAATCACCAAACATCTCTCCGTTTAATGGCACAAAATTTATATCTAAATCAAAAGGACCTACACGTACAACTAAGTCTTTTAAAAATGGTTCTTCTTTTTTCATATTACTTTACTCCTATAGGTTTATCTATCTCAACAACAGGTGCTCCATCTTGAATAGCTTTTTCTGCTTCAGCTTTAGGCATCTCTAGAAAGTTCATATTAATACTAAAAGACCTTCTCTCTCCATCACTATAGAAAGGATACACACAATGAAACAATTCAGCAGGGAACAACCAGAAGTCACCCACTTTAGGTTTGACCATAAAGTTTGTTGCATTCCAGTTGCCTGATGAACCATGTGCAAACTGAAGATGTCCATGAGCAGGATGATGGTCTTTATAATCTTCCTCACATTCTTTTTCATAATCATCTGGTAACCCAAGATATCCAACACAAGAAATCCTACAACCTGTATGTATGTGTAAGGGATTGTACTCATGTTTAAATTGTCTTACATACCAAGCAGACATAACCTGTATACCATAGTCATATTGATTCATATCTAATGTTTCATTCCATACGTGAGTACGTTGATGCGACCAAGCAACCCACCCTGCAATAAAATTAGAAAGCTCTGCCATAACTTTTTCTTTTATCTCTTCATCCCAAGCTAACTCTTGACTAACTTTTCCTACTAGATGGTCAGAAAAATCTTCTAACTCATTTACTTTTTCATCCATCTTATCATTTAAAAATTTTACTAAACCTGCTGACAACTGACAATAACCCATTGATGGACCAAATGGTGCTATAAATTCTTTGTTTTGTTTTGGTGTATATATATTAACCATGTCGTGTTTACTCCTTATGCTGCGTAACGACCAACTCTGTAATCAAAGTCACAATGTATTATACCATGCCACCCTGTTAATTTATTTTTAACAATGTTAATATGACGTTGGTTGTCCTCTTCATCTTGTCCTTCGATAGGAGGATTCTTTGCAATCAAAAGCATCAAGTCAGCTTCCGCAGCTTTACCAGTTCGGCTACCTTCCATCATTGCTTGATTAAGAGCTATCTTGCCCTCCGCCTCTGCACTTAACTGTGACATGTAAAAGATTGCACAATCATATGCTTTGGCTATTTGTCTTGCGTAAATTGCATTTGCTTTTAGTGCTTCATCCGACCTACTGTAACCAGACATCTTAGCAAACTTATCACCCATATCTAATACAACTACATCAGGTTTATAAGATTTACATACACTTTCTACCCAAGCCATGTCTCTTCCTGTAACATCTTTAATTCTAATTTTACTTTTGATTTTATTATATGCATCTGCTTTGCTTTTATCTTCATTGATTTCATGTAACGACCTGCCTGTAGCTGCTGTTAAATACCTAGCACCCACTCTATGTGAAGCCTCCTCATTACATAACACAATACAGTTTGCACCTTGTTGTGCAAAACCGCCTGGTCCTGCTAACATACTTGCATGAAAGCTAGTCTTACCTGTGTTAGGTCTTGCACCTACCTCAATCAAATGTCCTGCATTTATACCTTTTACTTTACGTGATAGTGTTGGTAGATTAAATGACCACTTAGCTTCTAATGCATTTTGTTTTATTAAACTGTCTGCATCTATGTCATCCCAATCAATTTTCATATCAGGCATGAAGTCATCATTGTATTGCTCTAGTAACTCACGCAAAGGTTCTAAACTATTTTGTGTTCCATTTACATAATCAAAACCTAAGTTAGCAATATCCTCACCCACCACTTGTTGAAATAATTTTGACAACACCTCCTGTGCCACATCCGTACCGAGAGTATCTTCCCTTTTTATTTTAGTGAATATATCTGTGTATGTTTTTTTCTGTGCTGTAGTCATACTAGGATTACCAGATAAAAATAATGCCTGTACCTCATCAACAGTTACAGTTCTGTTATATTTATCTACAGCTTCATCTAATACATTTTTAATTTTACGAACATCTTTACTAAACAATCTATCAGGACACCTTGCACCTCTGTGATTGTCATAAAATTCTTTATCCATTAATGAACGAATAAGAGCTAGTTCCATTTAAGTTCCCCTAATGTTTTTAAATCTTCTGAGTTTCTATATTTTAAATCATCTGTTAATCTAACAGCTTTTACTTCATCCACGTATGGTTTCAATTCTGAAACAATACCTAACACTTTTGGTAATGCATCTGGGTCAAGAGCCACAACAACCTTATCAAACTGAGATAAATAATTTTTACTTTGCTCAGTTAAAGATGTACCTAATAATGCTACACCTAAATATATATTATTTTCTGCAACAATACAAGCACTCAAACAATCTTCCACAACAACAGCAATTCTACCCACACCTGTAACATATGGCATACCAGAGCTACCATATCTTTTCCACTTAGGTAATCTGTTTGCAAGAGACCTACCTACAGCATCTATCATTAAGCCATTGTTATATATGGGAAAAACTGCTCTATGTTCACGGATGTCATACAGGATGTGAGCATCTAGCTCCCATTGCATTATCCAATCTTGTAAAGAAACATTGGCATCACCTGAAACAATATAGTCTGGTTTAATCCAATCAATTACAGGTTCTATCTTTCCAGATGTTAATCCTTTTTTAATATCTTCAGCAGTTAAATGAATCCTAGATGCTCCATGTATAGAGCAACTAACTTTGTAACAATTCCACACAAGCATACCATTATTATTGGTGGCAGTAAAAGTGTTATAACCTTTACAGACAGGGCAGTTTAATCTTTCTGTAGAACCATTAGAGATTTCTAAATCTTGCACATACGAGTATACATCCATACTGTTATCTCACTTAGGTGTTAATATATAATTAAATTAAATACACTTAAAATGTATCTTTTATCATAGATATAAATTAAAGTCAAGCTGTCCAGTTGTGAACACCCCAAACTGATGCAATAAAATAAAATAATTCCATTAACATTCGTGGTATGTCACCATCTTTCTTAGCAAAATAAGCCCATGCAAGACAGGTTAGGCAAGATAAAAGCCAACCTATCCATTGCATTTCGGCTCTACCTGATGTCAATAATATCAAAGATACTATGACACCAAAAAAAGCTAACCATCTCATTTGATTCTTCTACTTTCTAGGTCACCTATTCTCCAGTAGTACCTAGCCTTAGTTCCTTTGTGACTTTCAATCAATATGGCAGGACCTTCATTGTTCCAATACTGTTTCCCAGTATATTCCCATTCATACCCTTGCTGTTTTAACTCTTCTACTTGATTAAAATATTCTGAGTTGGTTGCAAATACTATTGACCAACCTAATAACAATCCTACAATTATATCCATAGTTATTCCTTTTCATAATTATTTTTCATAACTCGTATGAAATGCCAAATGTCCATTTCACCTAGTTGAACATACCTACCTTCAGTTTTAGAATAATATTTACTATCTAAAAAATTTAAGATATCATAGGGTATTGCTCTCTCTTGTATAGCATTCACTACCCTAATTACTTTTCTCATTTCCATGTGTTCACCTATCCTTTCTTTATATACACATTTCTAGTTTCTAATGCAGCCGTAGATGCAGCAAAGGTGTGATTCATATATGGCTTTACACTTTGAGGGTTAGCATGACCAGTAGTAGCCATAATCTGACCCATTGACACCCCTGCTTCATTCATTTGTGTAGTACCTGTACGTCTAAGGTCCATTAACCACAAATTATCTGGCAGGTTTGCTGTCCTAATTATTTTTCTACCCACCTTAGATAACTTTTGTTTTGTGTAAGGTAAGTAAACTCCATCTTGAGGTTTAACTACTGGTGCAACATACTCTTGGAAACCAAAGTCATCATGCTGTTCCTTTAACATCTCACATAAATTATCTGATATTGGTAATGTAACAGATGCTCTACGTTTAGATTGTTCTAGGTCACATCTCTTTGCTTCTAAATCTATGTTATCCCATTTGAGAGTACGCATGTCACCCATCCGTTGTACCCATTCATAAGCCATCTGCACCATCAATCCCACATTTCGCCATTCCCATTTTCCATACGCAACATCTAGG